ATTTCTCCAGACTGTTGTTTCTGCAACAACGCATCCATGTCTGCTTGTATCTGTTCTTTACTACGTGGAGGAGCCATACTATTTTCCGAAATCTTTTAATGCTTGCAACCAATCTTTATTCTTCTGACCATCAGGTAATACCAATGGAGCCGCCGCACGTTCTCTTGCCATTGCTCTACTCACAAAAGATGCTTGCGCTCTCAGCTGTCCTTCTGGATCATTCTCAAACTGTTGTTCAATCTGCGATACAACATCACCGTATGTTTTACCATCTCGAAATGTTTTTGTCGATGGATCAAACATCTTTTGATAGTACAACAATCCCAGCTTCTCAGGCTCTCCCTTGTCTCGTATCTGAGTATCATCCAACTCAGACCAATCCAAAGCCTTTCGTTCTACTGCAAAATACTTTTGGTCTAAAGGAGAAACCTGTCCCTGTTGTTTTGCTCTGCTTGGCTCTGCAATCTGTGCCGCTCGTCTTTGTATTTGCTCATAGCTCTGCATCTGTGGACGCATCTTTCCAACATATTGTTGTTGTTGTAATATACGAAGTTGTCTTTGCAGTGCCAACTCATCCAACAATAACTCTTCCTCTCTTGTGACTACAGTCGGATTTGTTCTTGCCAAGTCTTGAAGCTCACGATATGCGCCCATTGCTTCAGGAGTCAACTGCTCTTGTTCCTGTGCATCTATCTGATAATCATCACGTAATGCATTAAATACAGGAGCCGCCGCTTGTCTCAAATTTCCTGCATCTGCCCCCACAGGTACATACTCTTCTGGAACTTCTTCCAATGGTGTAGGTATATAATCTGGTTCCAATGGTGTGGAAACAAGCGCACGTCTACGTATCATTTTTGCGCGTTTGGGATCTTGCTGCATGCGTGCTGCTACTTCGTCTTGAAATGCTTGGGCTACATCATCTTCTGAAACATCCGCGACTTTCTGAAAAAACCCCGATGATTCAGCACCAGGTATAACTGTATACAATGTTTCTACAGCTTTATTATATGCTCTTTTTTGTTTAGGAGTTAAATCTTTTTGTTCAGGTTCTAAAGGAAAAAACTTCAGCCTTTTTTGTATTCTATGACCTAAATCTGCTTTTCGATATGGATATAACTTTTCTTCATCACCACTAAATCCTGTTTCTGTTAAAGATTCTTCTGGAAAAGTTTTATTAAGTTCGCGAATTAAATTTTCTGTTCTTACTATAATCTCACTATCACCTGCCCCTTTTTTGATTGCTGACTCTAAAAAAAACATTTCTGACTCTATATTTCCTTTATTCATTAAATCATGAGCAAGAACAACTTTACGAGCCTTGTTCTTTGCATCTACTTCTAGTTTTTTCATAGCAGCAGGAGTCTCAAACTCAGCACCTTGTAGCTTTAATGCATCTTGGTCTAACTCATATTGCGCTCGTTTTTGTTCATCACGAGCCATTGTCCTTGCATTTCTATTCTTTACTTTTCGTTCTTCACGTTTATTCTGTATCTCTATAAGTTGATTTTTTCGAATAACTTTCTCTCTATCTTGAAGAGACTTTTGTACTGCTTTGCGCTCTCCCTTAATAAAATCTCTACGAGAACGAGAAAGTTCTTTCACATAATCATCAAAAGATTTCTGATAAATATTCAACATTTCTACAGCAGCTTCTCTAGCCGCCTCTTCTGACTTATATGCCATCAATGCTTCATTGTATGCTGTTTCAATACTCATCTTAATGCGATTTGCATTTCCTTCTTTATAAGAAGCAAGTATTCTTCTTGCTGATTCAAAAGACATTTTAATACCCTTGTGTAAGCATCATTTGTATAAGACGTTCAAGTTCATCATTTGATACCATATTTTCTACGGCTCTGTTTCCATCACCACCAAGTGAAGCATTTGTAGCTCGTGTATTTTCTACCGCTGCTTTTCCTACTGAAGAACCTATAGAAGAACCTGCTGAAGAGCCTATGCCCAAAATACCACGAGTTGATTCTGCTACAACTTTTCCCGCTCCTTCCATTTTTTCTAATGTTTCTTCATATTCTTTTTTTGCTGCTGCTTTCTCTGCACCAAGTTCTACTGCACCCAAACCACCTTCTGCTATTCCACCTAATGCAGACAATACTGCTTGACGCTCCATTATCTTTACTCGTTGTTGTTGTTCTTGTAAACGAGCAATCTCTTCTGCTTGTTGTTGAGCCACTTGTGCATCACGCTCTGCTACTGCCTGTGATACTTGACCTCTTGCCGCTTTCCCTGTATCAAGCAATGCTTGTTGTTGACGAAATGCCGCTCCTTGTCCTATATCACCAATCTGTTGGGATGCGCCCATACGAGCCATTGCTTCTCGTTCTGCCGCTTGTACAGGAGTCATTGCCTGTGTACGATACAACTCTCGTTCATCTGCTGTCATACCCAAAGCATTACGAGCCTGAAGTCTTTCCAACTCTAACAATCGTTTACGCTGACTAGGACTTAACTTTAAATCTTGTGCAGCACCATATTGTCCGATTCCACCAATGATTCCAGGGACTGCTGCTTTCAAACCTCCGGCAATGAGAGATAATGTAAAGGGATCTAAAGGCATATTATTCTCCTACATATAAAAACATTCAAGAGAAACAGACCAGCTTACATTCATACATTTTCCAACGGATGACTGACCTGTTAATCCTATACTATATTCTTTTACTTGATTGGGTATGTTTTGTAATACAAAACCATTTGTTGTTCGTGTTCCATCAACCAATACATTATGTGGAGAGCCAGAAGGTTGTTCTGCTACAATATGGTCTATACCATTTCCTACAACTTGTTCATCATTTAATGCTGTATGCAACAATGTAGTTCCTGTAGTCCCATCTCCATCTGTTTTTGATTGATGTATCATATGCCATTGAAAAAACAATGTGCATGGGCGAAGTATATCAAACGTTATATTTGTGTATGGAATGTATATTTTACGAGTATTCCCTGCTGTACCTTTACTTATCCAACGAGTACAGTATGATGTACGATTAAAAAATGCGCCATTGTTTCTACCACCAAATACTCCACTCACATTTGTAGCAAGATTCTCTGTAGAAGAATACCTACCTTGCATTATATGATGTGTGTCAATCCATGCTGTAGCCAACTGAAAATCCAAACTACCTAGTTTATGTTGCTTCTCTTGCATTGCATCAAGATTGTTTCGTACATCTTGTGCTTGTAGTTTTTCAGCAGTCCATGTCTTGGGAAATAATATACTCATTGTTCCTCCATTATCATATATGCCATCTGACTTGCATTAACTATAATCTGATGTGTAGATACAGGAGACAATACAAGTTTCCAAGCATTTGACGCAGGAGGATTCACAGGAGTAGAGTTATAAAAATTTTGTATCAATCCTCTACACATTAACCGTAAACCATAAATAGTATAATCTTGGTCTGCTTGAAACCACCAAGATCCATACTTTGTCCTATCAGGAGGAAAATCGTATTCTGTTGTCCCTGACTTTTGATGTATATATACATGATTCACAATCGTACATCCATAAGTATTTAATGTCGATGCACCATATATAGCTGGAGAAACAAGAATATCTTCAAAATCACTTTGAAATGGTACAGGATTCCATGCTCCTCCACTTGATAACTGCCACTCTAACCATACAGCCCATGCTGTAGCATTTGTGTCTGCTGTAATAGGTTGTGCTGCGCTTCCAAAAATCTCATTTTCAAACTGCCAATACACTCGTATTATCTTATCTTCATTAAATGGTACAATACCTGTACTCCAGGTTTGTATTGCTACAGGTACATCAAATGGAGGAACAGAAGCAGTATTGGCATTTACAACTGTTGGTGTTGATGTTTCATCATCATCTGCTGCAATCAATATAATACCAGACTTTCCCGATGTGCCTGCAAGATTAAATGCAGGTTGATCGATTCCTTCATTCCGAACATTGTCTCCATCCATAGGAAATGCATTGTTTACATCTGTAAAGACTTGGTTCAAATCTGTGCTTGTAAGCTTTTGGCCTCGTTGGGGAGGATTATTATTTGTGATTCTACTCATCTCCACCTACCTATAAATAAATGTTGCATTGCCAATAACGAAAACAAACATTTCTGATTCTCTGTATCACTTGCCGATACAGAACGCGCTTGTATTACTGCCTTATTAGGAGATGCTGTAATCGGAAAATCACAAACCATACGAAATGTAGAAATCGGTTCTGGAAGTTTATATGCTGAACATACCTCCACACCATCAAACATCAAACGTATTGATACAGACTTTGGATTCTCGGCATAATATGTATTGTTGTATACATGAGATGAAAACTCCCAATGTAGCATTCCATCTTTAAAGATAGTCAAATCAATCTCATCTACAGTCACCCATCCACCATTGTATGTATTATACGAAAGCCCTCGAAAATCTCCAATCGTAGCACCTGTGGATGAATCTTCAAGTACTTCCATATCTTCTCTGCGCAATATAGCCATTGCATGAAATGCACGAGTCTTAACTTCATCTCTATCAAAAGCATTAGAAGGAGTCATTGTTCTATCAATGCCACCATTAAAAGAACTTTTAAATGCGTTGTACCCGCGATTAAACTCCTTATAGTCTGCAATCGCATTGTCTCTTGGATATGCTTCAGTCCACTTCTTGCTCATAGCTTTTTACCTTGTATGACTCTCATACCTGATGTTGTAAAGTCTATGGCATATCCTATCACATGAACATCTGCCTGTGTACTGATTCTCCATTGAAAATACGAACATGCAGAACTATGTACATCATATCGTATTGTTGTGACCAAAGGTTCTTCCCAATACTTTTCATCATCCAAAAATACTTTGTCATATACATTTTGATCTGCAAAGTCTGGACGCTGTTGACGCAATGCCAATGTTTGTTCTTCATTGTTGTAATCAAAATCCATATAGTAATAAAGAGAAATATCCTGGTCTCCTCCTGTAGCAATAAAAAGATACACACTATGAATCTTCTTCTTTACTGAGGGATCTCCCAAATCCAACCAAGCCGAACGCATTGTAGAAGTCAATGGCGCATTGTCTGTCATTACATCTGCAATCACTGTAGAACCAGCTGTACGTTTACGAGATAATACCATAAGACCATGTTCATCATTGGTTGTAAGCGCATCATCATTCATCCCAAACAAAACATCTCCACCTGCATTCACAATAAAATGACCAACAGGAATGTTTTCACGCACTGACCACGAACCTTTATCTGTATGATACACAAGACCATAGTTATTTACAGGACTTCCATCAATAGGAAAATGTACAATATACTCTCTTCGTTTCTTACTATATACTGCTGTAGCTTTTGTCAACGCATCTTTATTTATACGCTCAAATGTATCTCGTAAATGTGGAGTAATGTTTTCCACATTAGGATCACTGTAGTCCAAATTTATATTGACTCTGTAGATTCCATCATACGAAAGAAATACAATGCCTAATCCTTCTACAGCTATAATGCTATTGGTTGCTGTAGTACCAATGTACTGTGTAAGATTCGTTGCACGAAAGTTCGGAAAATCACCACGAACAATGTCAATACTATATTCGCGGAAGATCAACATGTGATTAAAATATGAAAATAATCCTGTAAGTCCTCCGCCTTGTCGATGAGCCAACGTAATAAATGACAAGGCTGTAAACCTATCTGGTTGTGCTGGATAGCTATAAAACAATGTCAAATCATTATCTCTACCACCATCAATAAACAAACAATCTTTATACAAACCAAAGTATCTACATCTCATAGATGGAAATGGAATACTATCAGAATCATTAGGAGCTTCACTTCCCAATCCTGAATCAGGCAAATCATCTATAAAAAAATCATCTTTATTGTTGGGGACCTCTGCTACAAAATAATATGTATCTCCATCATTCCCTGTATTATCTGCAAAGTTTTTTGTACGGTAAATCCTACGAGCAATCACATCATTATTGCCAATAGGAATTTCTACTGCCAAAGCAAAACGAAACTTAAATAAAGCTCCAATAGTCCACAATACTGTATTGCTTTCTGTACTAATAGGAGATTCAGCTCCTGCATGGTTTACAAAAGTAATCTTATACTTATATTTATTTTCTGCATTTTCTGTAGCATTCCCTAAACCTTTTTGACTTTCATCATCAGTCAAAAACCAAATAGACACACTATTATTTCCTGATGCTGTTTGTGTAGGATCCATTTCTACATTCCAAACTACAGGAGCCGGAGGAAGAGAATCAAATCCCAATGGATATTCAATAAGATAGTTCGACAAAACATATGATGTAATCGGCCACAATGTGCTTTTGCTTGGTCTGTCATATCCATTAGCATACAAAATAAATCTACCAACTTGACAATACTGTGTACCTACTTCTGAAGATAAAGGTACAGTTCTATTTGTAGACAATGCTTCTATTTGTAATGTGCTTTGAAAATCGTTCAAGTGATACAAAACTCCATTTTGCTCAAACAGAATAGAATCTTGTGCGCCTTGATGTCTTTGTACATAAAACAAACTATCCACTTTGTTCAATACAAAAGGTTGGAATGTACTGCTACCTGTATTGTACATTTCGTAGCCAATCTTATTAGTCCATCCTCCTGTATACTGATCAACCTCCCAATTTATTAACTCCATCAAAGAGTCAGCTGGTTGTGGATAGTTCTCAAACTGTCCTTTCAGTACATCAACTTTTGTATTGGTATCATTCATGGTATTCGTCTCAATGGAGTCCACATCGGTACAGTATCAACACCACTCTCTTTCATAAATCCTTTGACAAATCTACGAGGCTTTTGTGTAAGAAATCTTTGTTCCAGCTTTACAACTTCAGCTTCATACTTTCGTCTATATATTCCTGCAAGCGTGTTGTTGTCATGCTTTGTAAGTACATCCATCAAACAAGCATATGCCAATACAAGATGATGACTTGTAGGAAGTTCTGGTGTGTCGGTTTCTTCTTGCAATCGTGGAGGAATATAAATGTACCGACAAGATAGTTGGAAGTCCTCATTTTGTCTCGGGTACAATCGGAGTTGTTGTCTATATCCTTCTGGGTATTCATATCGATTATTCTCCAAAACAAACGTACCATTTTCAAAACTTTCCAATGTAAATAATACTGTTTGTGTAGAAGAAAAATTGGGATCTACTTCCATCACTCTGTATACTCCATCAAATGTAGGAGTATCACTTGCATCTACAATGTAAATACGTCTGGCATATGGTTTCGAATCAGGCAATGCAGGAAAAGATACATTCAAAATCTCATCATCTTGTAATGTAATCGGATCAGAAAATGCAGACAAACCTGACTCAACCTCAAATACTTCTCCATTCTTTTGCCACTTTAAATATGTTTGCGCTACTCGTACAGTACGAATCCCAAAACCTGGTGTAGCTGTAGTAAAAGCTGCTACCGATGGCGCCGCATTGGGAGCAGTCAACATAAAGTCATCTTGTATTACCCAATAGTTTGGTATGTTTACCTCATCTAAAGGAAGATTGTAATACTCATCTTCGTATCTTGTAAGAGGAATAAATCTACCTACATCTGTGGGAGCAATCTCCATAGATCTTCTGCCAACTTGAAGAAGCGCAATGCAATCTGTAGGCAAACGAATAAATCTATTTTTAAATCGTATCGACTGTGGAGTACCAAAAGCTACATTCCCGATAATATAACACTGTGTATCATTAGCGGGTTCATTATACAATACATCATACTCTGTACCATCTATCTCTACAACATTTCCTTCTGCCCATCTTGGTACACCCAATGCTGCTGTAATCGTTGTCAATCCTGTCACAATACTATATGAACCTGTAGCTTCTACAGTCACATCTGTGTATACAGTAATCTTGCGCTCTCTTTGCGCAAACGTAAACTCTTTTGTAGAAAACAACATACGATAATGATGGTTCACTATATCATCAATCTGCTTTGTATACTCCTTGTTTGTAGAAGGATCATAGTCAATAATGTTGGCAATGTATTGTCTTATGTCAGCAAGATTCATGTTGTCTCCTGTAAAAAGGGGCTAGGAATCAAATGATAGCCTAGCCCCACGAACACTATGGGTAGGATTAAAACTGAGGAAGAACGTATACGTCTGCTACGTTGTTGGCCTCTGCTCCAACTGCATATGCAACAATCGGAAGTTGTGGTATCACAGAAGTACTAGCTTCATCGATATCAACAGCTGCAAACAAACGACCGTCTGTAGCACCCGCCTGTAAACGATTACCTGCTGCAATGTTTGCATCAACGTTTGCACTGCAAATACCACGAACACATACACGAATGTTATCTCCGTTTGATGCTGCTTCAAGAGCAATACCAATCGCAAGAATGGTAGCTCCAGCTCCTGTATTGGCCTTTACAACTTTCAATACCTTATCGGAGTTGTCAGTTTGAGAAAGGTCAAGAGCAACACAATCACCACTAGCAATACCATTTGTTTCTGCGCAAATAAATACTTCTTCGATTCTACGATCAGAAACATTTACAGAAGAACCTGTAGTTTCTGCTGCTGTGTCTAATCGTTGTAATAAATTTTGAGTAGCCATGTTTCACCTCTATTAGTTTATTGTAGCAAATGCGTTAATCAAAATACCATGTCCTGACAAGTTTGCTGTAGCCAACTGAGTACGAGTCATGATGTTTGCTGCCATTGCTGCATATCCAGAGATGCGCTCGAACTCACCCATTTCAAAATAAGCATCACGATCAAAGTATAAAGACAACAACTTGCTGTTCAAGAACATTGCATCGATTGTACCATAGTTATTACCATCAGTAGAGTATTCTCCCGATGAAGGAGTAGTACCAAATGTAATCGGTGTTCCGTCCATATTTTCAGCAGCACCTGTATTTAAGTCAGTCTGAACAAACGAAAATCCAAGATTAGGCTCAACATAAACTTTTGCACCATTGAACATAAGTCCTAGCTTTCCGGCCATGTCACGTTCTTCTTGAATAGATGTGTATCGCTCTTGTGCAAACAAGCTATTCTTGTAAAGTTCATAGCATCGAGGAGACATAAGAATAATGTCAACTTCTCCTTCTGGAGCATATACTTGTGTATCAATGTACAACTTGCTCATAGAACGGAAAAGACGCTCTGCTTGTGAAAGACCTGCTGCAGGGAAAGCAGAAGGGCAATCAACATATTGGTTTTGGAATGTCTGTGTATATGTAGAACGAGTCAATCCACCAACTTGGCCTGTGACTTGATCTCCAAATGGCTGACATGCAAACCAACCATTAGTACGAGTTGGAGACAAAGATTCCATTTCAGTCAATACTGTAGAATCGTTTGCTACAACTTGCTTACAGAACTCACGTTGTAGCATGCCCATTACAGACTTCAAACGTGCTTCAGCAAGATTGATTACAGCGCGGTCGCCTTTGTTGGTAAGTTGTTCTTTCTCAGTGATTACAACAGGAGCAATAAAATCACACCAATTATATTCAGTTTGACGAAGAGGATCTTTGACTGCAAGATTCACAGACTCATATCCAGAGGACAGCTGAGTAATCATTGAATGTTCAGTCATGATAGCGGGACAGTTTACCTTGCTACCACCATCACTCTCAATAACTGCTCCATGTGAACGAATAGCATCAAGAAGAGGAATGTTTTTAAATGTATTGTCTACCTCACGATCTTTTAAGATACGCAGGGTTGACGCGAGTATATCCGGTTGTATAGGCACAATAGCCTCCTACGTTAAAGGTTTCTTTGGTTTTATCGCTCTCGTATCCTCGTGAGGGGAGATGCTTCAACGTGTCCATTAAGGGGAATCCACATGCGATTATTTATAATGTATAACATATTTATTTCTTTTGTTTCAATAAATGTTGGTACAAGTCTGCTGCTTTCATCTTTCCTGCTCCAGAAGGTACAGTCATTCCTTTATTCTGTCCCATACCTACTTTCAATCCTGATGCCTTTGCTGCTTGTTTAAACGCTAACTCTTCCATTTGTTGTTTCTCTGTAGCAGAATGACTTCTTCTGCCTTTCACAATCCAATATGCATCTTGTAGTGACAAACTTTCGTTGTTCAATAATGTTTGACGTACTTCTGTTTTTAGTCCTTCATCTGTTGTCAAATCAGAATGCTCGGCCATAAACGCTTGTACTTTTGTTTGTGCCTGGGCTTTCATCTGTTGTTCTGCCATAGGTTGGAGAACTGCTTGCAAACGTTCAGCCACAATCTTATTTACATATCTTTGAAAAGACTCTGTATCATAGGGATCAAAATCTCCTGCATCTTCTTGTGCTGCTTCTTGAATCGCTTTGTATGCTGCATTTTCCTGAAGATTCATACGCATAGCTTCTATCTTTTGCGCTTCTTCAGCCAATGCTTTACGTTCTTGAGCCAACTCTTGTGTCTTACGTGTATAGTCTGCTCTCAGTTGTTGCATTGCCCTTTGACTGTTTTCATCAGCTTGCTGAAACAACGAATCCCAAGATTCTCCTTCGCGCAGTCCTTCTTGTTCTGGAGGATCTTCTCCTTTTTTCTCGGCCTCATAACGAGCCAATAAAGCATCCACTCGTTTGTCATAGTCATCCTTATAGTTATCAAGAGATGGTTTTTGTTCTACAACTGTTTCTTCAGAGACTGCAAAAGTGTCCTCTGATACTGCTTCAGCTGGTGTTTCTACATTATTTTCTTCTGACATATTTACCTCATTCTACTAGCAAAAAGTTCTTCGTCTGATACTTCCATCTCTCCACCTTCTGGAAGAGGAAGTTCTTCTGTTGTTGTTTCTTCAGTGACTTCTTCTTCTTCACCACCTGCAAGAAAATCTTTAAATTTTTTATCGTTTACTGCGCGTTTCAATAACGCTACCAACTTTGCTACATCTGCATCCGATACAACTTCTGACAACGAAATCTCTACAGGAATACCAGCTTGTTCTGCAATCGTCATTATTGCCATCAACACTTGCATCAAGTCTTGTGGAAACATTACTTGATCTTCTGTAAACTCTGGATAAGGTTGTTCTTGCATCATGGGCAATATATCATTGAGCACCGCAACCAAAGCATTCATTGCTCGTGCAGAATACTTTCCTTGGGGAGCCATCATCTGCATACCTTGTTGGTTTGCAGCATCCATACCTGCGCCAATCGCATCTGCTTGCATCATTAAATCTTGTGGAATAGACATATTATCTCCTATAAAACTTGTGCTACTTGTTGTGGGGAGCCTTGTACTCCCTGTTCAATCGTAGCTGTGGGGGATGGTTGGCCTGTTGTTTGTGCCAAATCTTGAATACCTTCAACTTGTGTTTCTAAAAAATCTTCTGGAAGATCTAGTTTACGAACAAGTTCTTGTAATACTTTCTGTTGTGGAACACCAAGTTCTATCAATGTACCAATCGATTGTAAATAATCTTGTTTCTTTACAGCCTCTGAAACAGGAGTCGCTCCTGCATCAAGCGCATAAAAACTAAAATCACCATCCAAATCATCGGACCGAACAACTTCAGGATTTCCATTTATGACCACAACATCTGGTTCATCTTGCAAAAATATCTTCATCATGCTGATATATACGGATGATGCATACTCTATCATTGCATCACGCTCTCTTGCCAAACGACCAATCTCAGAAGAACTATACGAAGCCAATGCTGTAATCTCTGTCGCTGTTGCGCGTGTAGCCTCGCCTCGTGTGAACGGAGCAAGTACACTACCACGTTGAAAATCATCATTGACTTGGCGAATGTATGTCTCTAGCTCTGGAGGAACAGACGTATGCGGTACAGCTTGAATAGCTCCTTGCAAAGATTGAGATGGAGAAATCTCTGCTTCGATATATTCACCATCTGCACCCAAAGCAAGTTTCGCCATATCCTCATCACTGAATACACCTTTCTTAACAATCCATTGTCGCGCTGCTCTACGAACCATTGTCGATTGATAAGTACGAATAATGTTTGTCTCTTCTACCTGGCTATACACTCTTCGTAGTGCGGAGTAGCCTCGCAAAGGTAAGTCTGGTTGACGAGAAAAATATAATGGGACAATAGGAGCAAGAGGATTATTAGCAGCATCCACAAAAGGAATCTGATCGTATTTCTGTATTTCGTTGTGTTCTCCATCACCTATCTCTATCTCCAAACCATCATACAACCACTTCTCTCCATTGCTATAATCTGGACTCCACACATACATTTTGTTGTTTACCAAATCATAAAACTCTACAACCTCAACATATTCAAATGGAGACTGTGGTTCTGCTCCACTTTTATTCAGCTGAGACATATCTATACCAAGATAGTTGGCATTCAAGTCATCATTATTGTAGTCAAGAAATCGTACAAGCTGGTGTGAATCATACTTCTTTGCACCATACTTCTCTTTTGCTTCTTGCAATGTAAGATGATACCGATGACCTACATACTTTTGTTGTGTCCAACTTGGCGCATCCTGATCAACAATAATGTCCCAAGCTGCTACAGCAGACACACCCACACGCTTAAAAGGATCTGGATGCTGTGTCGCATACAGTTTCAGAAAAGCGCATGGATATATCAATGCCAATCGTGACACGTCCTCTATCTGTGTTCGAATCTTATCAAGGAACGCATTGGATAGGGCTTGAACTTTCTGTGAATCCCCTCTTCCTCGTACATCACCCTTGACAATAACAGACGGGTTTCGTGCATACAACGATGCGATATATCCTTCTATGTATTCATATGCTCGTGTTGTTTCAATCAAGACTTGGTCAGGAGCATACTCTTTATCCCAATACCTCGTCATATATGCTGCACGAAGTTTTCTCAGTTCAGCCTTTTGGTCATCCCAATACGCTTCATGCCTTCTATATAATGCTTCTGCTATCTTTGCTTTCATTGCGCACTCTTGTATGGTAGTCTCATCAATCTTATACGTTTTGCTCGGCGATTGCTAATTAATCTTTCCATCAAACCTTGTTTTGCATTCCGAATCATATAACTTGGTATATCTCTCATGCATCGATATGACAATGCCATTGCATCAGCCATATCATCATGTAAACCTGGAGGAGCTTCAGGAGCCACCTTATATATCGTCATACTGCGCAACTCCATCAATGTTGTCATATCAAGTCTGCTCAACATATTCTGAGAAACAATCTCCCTCAAAATCTCGTATGCCTCAATCTTACTCTTGGCTGTTGTATTCCAATGCTTGCCATCGACACCATACCAAAGATTCATATATCCATAGTCAAGCATCTTTTGTATCACCACATGACCATGATTATTGCTTTCACACAAAATCATAGCATCATTATACTTCTGACCAATCCATAACAACTTCTCCGAAAACTCTACCGGAGTAATCGTATTGCATCTGTACTGATATACTACTTCCCTGGAGGAACAAGAAACCACACAGATACAGCTATAATCACCACCCACACCACCAGCAACATCCACTCCAATGGCATACACATCATCATCATACACCTCATCTTCGTACTCGCGTTCAGCACCTTCAAAGATTATAGGCTCAATCAAATCCAATGCATCAGGATCAAAATACGCGGAAGAACCAAACGAAAACGCATCATCAATACTTGCAGGGTACTCTCGTTTAAACTTATCAATGCCAATCGTAGCTACCTGTTCTCTGCGCCACTGAAGCTGGTCATCATCCAAACCATACAAGTTTATTAGCTTCTCTTCCTCTTCTGTGTATATCATGTCTGTCGGTGCTGGAGTCCGATAGTTCTCATGTTGCCACCACCAAAACGTCACCAAATGCCAACCATTATCAGGAGCCTGTGTACACAACTTGTGGAATATATCTCCAACCGTATTTGGCGTAGACTCTATCACAATCTGTCCTCTACCCACTGTCGCTATTACTTGAGCCAATACTTCTTCTTGGTCTGGGTAGAAAGCAAACTCGCTCAAATGCGCACTGTTCAGCGTAAATGAACGAGTCCCTCCACTAGATCTAGCAGTATACGAAGATAGGCCAGCTTGTGTGTCATCAAAAATCAAATCCGTAGTATTGTCAATCGAACAATGACGCTTCAACATGTCCGGCAAACCGGCAAGAAACAAGTTGTCCATCTTCCTTAAATGTTTAGCCGAACGATCGTGAAAAGAAAGTACACCATACTTAATCGGATCTTTACTCGTATACACCTTCCAAAATGCATACGCCCTCAACAACGTACTTACACCAATCTGACGAGGCTTTACTACAATAACCTTATTGTGCGTTTGCACTTGCCGAAGAAGAGACTCCTGCTCAGGATATAAATCAAACTGCTTATACGCTCCACTATATTTATCCTGTACACGAAGCAGCTTAAAAAACTTTACAGGATCAGAAAGTATCTCCCGCATATCTTTTCGATAACGCCTTGCTACCTTGTACGAAATATACGGAACACTCATTTCTTAACTAACTTCAAAATGTTGTTCATCTCTTCATTGTTCTCTATCGAAGTCTTACCACCAATACTTTTCTTACCATTGCGAAACGTATCAATAACATACTTTGCAGCTGTCACCTTTGCAGAATCATTGACACTATTCTCCATAATAATCTGCAATGCTCTGTACGCAGCATCAATAAGATTCTTCTCTCTAACCTCCATATCCAATAAAGGCTCATTATATCCCATGACCAAAGCCTTAAACTCCGCTTTCTGCTTCCAAGTCACAATCGTTTGCTTCGAAACCTGTACCTCATCGGCAATCTGTTTCAAACTTAAATAACCTTGCGCTACCAATAATGCCGCTTTCTTAT